CATACTGCATGGCATTCAGGCCGCCTGCAGCGATGCTCGAAAAGTCGGTCTTGCCGGCAGTGAAGCCGGTGTCTTCCACCGTTTGCTTTCCGCCGAAGACGCTGCCCAGCGCCTTACCAACGAACGTGTTGCCGATTACGGCCCCCAAAACGGCGCCGAGTGCCACACCAACTGGACCGCCAAGCATCAGGCCGATCTGGCTGGCACCCATGCCGAGGTACGCCCCACCCATTGCACCACCCACTCCGCCCAGGACAGCACCACCCAATCCAATCGCTTTGGCGTCGAACACGTTCTTACCCATGTCCGCGCCGAACTTACCCGTCACGCCGGTGGTGCGCACCAGTAGCGACGAAAATTGCCCAATGCCCACCTCGATGTTGCGCAACGAAGCGAGCATGCCATTGCTGACGGCCAGCCCCTGTAACGTTGCGCCCTCGATGCCGTCGAGCGCACGCGCGATGGATTCGGACTTGGCATCCGATCCCAGCACCGAGCCGGTACCCTGTTTCTTCTGGCGCGACTCGGAGATCGGCACGCTGCTGCCTCCAGACACGCTCCCAATGGCTACGCCCAGGCCGGTCACGATGGCAGCCATGGCAGCCATGCGGCCGAACGCCGAGTATGGGTCGCCGGCGCCTTGGCTCAGCACTGCCGAAATACCCTTTGGCACAAGCTCCGCTAGCGTCATCGCCAGCTCAGCCGCGTGGAACACCTTCGATACGCCCATCAGGGCCTCATAGCCCCTGCTTTGCTCACCGAAGAATCCGGCTGCAGCGCTTGTCATGGCGCCGTAGCCAGCCATGCGATTTTTGGCATTTTCCTGATTGAGCTGGTCGACGTACTCGAGGTGCTCGATCTCCGAAATTTTGCCATTACGCAGCAGCATGTCGGCATTGCCGCGCTCCTCTGCGATTTTTGCCTGCCGCTTGCCAAAAGCGTCCAGCGCGCTTGTCACTTTCGTGATCGAGTCACCCGCGGTGCCGAACGCTTCACGCAAGGCTTCACCGAACGTCTGTGCCCGCGTCGGGTCGAGAAATTCCTTCAGGCTGTCTTGTGCCTTCGTGTTGGCTTGAGCGATCCCTTCATTCACAACACCTTGCTGCTTGGCCACAGCCAGGTTACGCAGCTCTGAGGCCTGACGGCGATAGACCTCTGCTGTGACGCTGCCCTTCTCAGATGCCTCCAGCTCGGCAGCAGTTTGTTCCTTCAACGCGGCCAGCGCGAGCATGCGCTCAGCCCGGAGAACCGCGACGCCTTCCGTGCTCAAGCCAATTTCCTCATTGGCCAAGCGCTGCGCCTCGACCTGAGCAGCGATGCCGCTCAGCTCGGCATTAGCTGCCGTGACGCCCTGCATGTACAGGTCGTTGCTTGCCTGGGCACGATCGCGCTGCAATGCCGCCAGCTCGCGCTCGAGCTGCATACTGCGGCTGCCGCGTTCGATGCCAAGCTTAGTGATCTGGCCTTCGATATCGGTCTGTTGTTGCTGACTGCCAATCTTCGAGCTGGTCAAAGCGAGTTGGCGACGAAGCCCCGCCTCCACACGATCCATGTCGGCAAGCTGTTGTGCAGCTGTCTGGCGCAACGCGTCTTCTTCCGAGATCGATCCCGCATCACGCTGAGCTTCGATTCGATCCAAGGCACGCTTTGACAGCGCGTCCTCAACCTCTCCACGCTTACGCAGTGCAGCCAGACTGTTGTCAATGCCGGCGACGTAGACGTCGTTGTATTCACGGCGAATCGCGCTCAGCCGCTTCTGAATTTCCTCTTCGGGTACACCCAGCGCTTTGCCTTGGGTCTTGGCGGCATCCATCGCCATATCCCGCTGCTCCTGGCGGCTGCGCAGGATCTTCGCTTTGTCGTCCCAATCCCGTTGCAGCATTTCGCGTTGATTCGCGATGCTTTTGTCTTGGGCAGCCTTTTCCTCCGCCTTCGCTTTCTGCTGAATGCCTTGAATCGTGCGTTGGTTCGCTGCCAGCAGCGCCTGCTCGGACAGCACGTCCCGGTCCTTGGACGGGTCGTACGCCTCGCCATCGCGGTTTTTCCCGGTCCGCTTGAGGCGCTCAATGCGCGATTCCATGGCTTTGCTCTGTGCATCCAGCGCCGCCATCTGCTGATTTGGACCTTCAACCCGGCCACCTGCGAATTCGACAACTGCGTCCCACGCTTCACCAGGTAGCTTCTTCAGATTGATCCAACCCCGCTCCCAGGCCGAGAGCGTGGCCAGGACTTTATCCTTTTGGCTGGCCACACCATTGGCGTAGGCATTTTGAGCGATGCTTGCCGCATCAATCATGCGGCCCTGCTCTTGCGCTGCCTTGACGGCCCGATAGGTTTCGGTGGTCACGAAACCGTATTGATCTCCCATGGAGCGCAGCGCGGTAAGCGGATCTTTGCCAAGCGCAGCAAATTCCTTCGCAGTGTCCTCGACGCTCTTGCCGAGGATTCGCTGCGCATCCACAGCAACCGTACCGAACCTTTCCAGGTTGGCTCCAGCAATGGCACCTGTGCTTGCCAGAGCAGTCAGGGCCTTGGCAGACGCGGCCTGCGAGCCATTGATCAGCTCCATGCTGTTGGCCATGTCGGACATCTGGCCGGCAGTGGTGCCCGCGATGTTGCCTGTCATGATCAGCGCGCGCGAGTACTTGAGCGATTCGTCGTAGCCGGACTTGAACGCCAGTGCGCCGGTGGCCACCAACGCGGCCGTGACGGTGTACGGATTGATCAGGCCAAGCACGGCCCCACCTAGTGCGCGCGCCGCGCCGCCGATGCTGCCGAACATGTCGCGCAGCTGGCCACCCTGCTGGAGCAGAACCGTCAGCGGCGCTTGGCCACCCTGCAAGCTGACGATGATATCGGTCATCTGCGCCGGCACGTTGCGCAGCGCGGCGTTCATTGCAGCCGCCGACATGCCGCCACCCTGCAGGGCGGTATCGGCCGCGCGCAGCTGATCGATGAACGGTTTGGCGCGGGTGGTCACACCCATCTGCGCGGCCTGCAGCTCAAGCAGCTCGATGCGCGTCTTCCCGATCGCCTGAGCCTGATTCTCCAGCCCTTTCAGGAATGAGTCCTGGCCGGCGCGCGCCTGTGCGGCTTCGCGCTGGGCCTGGGCAAGCATCCGCTCGCCGTAGGTGGCCTGCTCCTGTGCCAAGCGCAGGTCCCGCAGCTTGGCAATCAGTGGATCGGCGGCGCTCGACGCGCCGACCTGCGCCGCGCGGTAACGATGCACTTCGTCGGTTGACAACCCGAACAGCGCAATTTGCTCGCGCAGGCCTTGTAGAAATGCGTTACGCGATGCGTCGGCTTGAACAGATTCACGCTGGGCCAGCGCCGCGGCGCGCGCGGCGGCCTCGACCTGCTCCTGGGCTGCGCGCATGTTTTGCAGCTGCAGGATCAGCTGGGCGGCCTCCTGCGACGCGCCAGCTTGAGCAGCGCGATATCGCAGCACTTCTTCGGTCGATTTACCGAACAGGGCGATTTGCTCACGCAGCCCGGCCAGGAAGGATTCTTTGTTGGCTTGCGCCTGGGCCAGCTCACGAGCGGCCATAGCTTGGGCACGCGTCGACTCCGTCGCTTGGTTCTGCGCGGCCTCGACCGCGCGCAACTGGTTCAGGTATGGAGTCAGCGATGCGGGATCCACGTTGCGCTGGCGCGCCTGCGCTTCGTAATAGGCAGCGGTGGTGCGGCCGCCCGACTCCATGGCCATTGTCGTGCGCTGGATTGACGCAATGATATTGCGCTGCGCAGATTCCACACTTCGCGCGGCGCCGGCGGCACTGGCGCCCGATTGCGTGATCGCCTGGCCAGCGCGCTGCGCGGCATCGATCGCCGGGCGCAGCCCAGCCTCGACGCCGGAGGCATCCGCCACCACCCGAATTGTTGCGTTGTTGACGATATCGGTCATGGCGAGCCTTGAAAATAATTTAGCCCCGGCACGCAAGTGCTCAGGGCTGTGATGGTTGTTTCCTACTCGTCGCGGTCATGCATAGCGCCGAGCGCGGCGTACTCCATCGTCTGAATGTCTTCTTCGAGGTCGTCATAACCCTCGGCAGACAAGCCCATCCGATCCATCTTGCGATGCAGCGGGCCATAATCGAGGCCGATGATTCCCATGCCCCCGGCGCGCCATTGCGTGCGCATGAACGAGAACAGCACGTAGGCATCCCAGTTCTCTGGCCACACCTCGACGTCTTCATCCGGGAAGTCTTCGGGCGTGAGGCACGCCGCCTCCATCTCGGCCAGGTCCTTTTTTGACAGACCCGGCTTGTACATGGATTCGGCGACCGCCCTTAGTTTCCCAGGCGGCCTTCGTTGATCGCGGTGCGGTAGTCGTCCTTGATCGCGTCGGCCATGGCCGGCAGCGTGTCGACCAGTTCAGCAACGCCGTGCTTGTCGAATTCAGCGTCCAGGTTCCAGCTGTCGACGATCGCCAAGATGTAATCGACAGCAACCTTGGTCTGGCGAGCCACGATCTCGGCCTGGGTCATCGTGAATTCAGGAATTGTCTCGCCAGCAGCTTTCGCCTTTTCGACGGCCGCCTTGAAGCGCTCGATTTCGACATTCGCTTCGTCTTTCAGCGTGGCTTGGAACTTGTCGGTCAGCTCAGCCAGTTCGGTGCGGCTGCGGTACTTGAACGTCACTTCCATGCAGCCGGTCGAGCCGTCGAGCATGATGCACTTCACTTCTTTCTTGAAGCCGGTTGGGCGCTTGCCGAGGACGATCTTGTTTGCTTTGGTTGCCATGATTTTTATCTTTCAGATGGGTATAAAAAAACCGCGAGGGGCGACCTCGCGGTTGGGAAAAAGCCCGCTGGTGCGAGCTGGCAAAACTTGTTACGTGGCGTAGCGAACCGGGCGGTTCTGCAGCGCGCAGCCGCCCTTGACGGCCATGACGTTGCCCTTGGCCATGCTTGGGGTTTCGTCGAACGAAATGTAGCCGTTGAACAGGATCTTGCTGCCGCTAGGCAGGTCGGCGCGCAGGGCGGCGATCTTGCGCGAGTCCGCGATCTTCTTCATCGCCGCGTGGTGTGGCAGCAGCGGGTCGTCGGCGATCGTCAGGGCCAGGCTCTGCGCGTTGTAACCGTCGGGCAGATTGATGTCGTTCTCGTTTTCCATCAGGCTGACCGAGACGTACTTCGGATCGCCGCCGGACGGCTCGGCAGTCAACACCTGCTGGATCGGAATCCACGTCGTGATCTTGCGCAGCGCGCCGGCGCCCATACCGACCGGGAACAGGTTCACTTCGGTGGTGTCCATGCCTTCCAGGGTGACCGAAGTACCAGTCGCGGCCTTGGCGCGGAACACACGATTAGTCATGCGGCTCCAGCCGCCGACGTACTCGAGGTAGTCGCCGGCGGCGAAGGTGTTTGCTGCAGTGGTGAGGACCGTTTCCGCTGCGTTCGATGCGGCCGTGACGCCGACAGCGGCGGCGTAGATGGTAGCGATTGCGTATGCGGTACCGGTCGGGAGCGAGAGTGCCATTGAAGGGCCTTTCAGTGAAGAGACCCGTTTCCGGGCCGTTGCGCCCGTTCGGGCAAAGAAAAAGCCGC